GCAAGATAAAATATCTCTTGAAATACTCTATTACGAGCAATATGTCCTGATGTACAGTTAAACATTCTCGTATTATGTTTCATAATTTGTTCATGTCGGTATTGTAAGTTTCTTTGTGAAGCTAATACCGCCTGATCCTTCATACTTTCTAACGCCGACACCAAATAAGGTTCTACCGTATCTTTATATTCCACATATTTTTTTCTGTGTCCATCTATGATATTTTCACATGCATCTTCCCATGTTTCATATCTTCCTTTATCTTCCAACCATTTGAAATAGTCCGAGTGTAACTTCAAGTCACTCAGAAATTTTTTACCTTTCTGCATTTCTAAACTTTATTTTTTTTATTTACTTATTATTTGTGTCTTCTTCTCTTGTGCCTTTTTATAAACTTCGGCAACTCTATTAGCTCTCTTTTGTACCTCATCTTGTTCATGACCTAATAAGGTATTTTGTGATTCCGTATCAATAATTAAAAATTCATTATTAAATTTACAGTTTTGAAATACCACACCATCTTTACCAATACGTGATTTCAATAATGTAAGTGTTGCCAAGTTATGTTCCTTTTGTTCTAATGTTTTACCTATAGATAATATAACGTGAGCAATTTGAGCTTTCTTAATTGAACCTCCCATTTGGTCACCAGTTACAACTTCACTTGAAATAGATTCACGATTACCTTGTGTCGCAGTCCATATTGCCATTCCAAACTCACCTGTCATAGATTCCAAACTTCTCATAACTGAACCTTCACCTTTCCATTCTTCACCATTTGTTGATTTATCAGATGAAATACAATCAACATAGTCTAATACTAATAAATCCACTTTAATACCATCTGAATTCATCTTTCTGATTTTATTTTTAATTTCAGAAACAGTTACATTATCACTTGCCAATTTCAATAATTTCAAACTTCCTTTTGATCTTGTTTGAGCCTCTTCAACTTTTTCTTTAACCATATCTTTAAATTCTGGTTGTTGGTCTGGAGCAATTTCTGACCAAATAGTATAATGTTTTCTTTTATTGTTACCCGGATTGTCTTCAAAAAATATTTGAACGACATTATATCCTAAGTTATAAGCGGTATTAGCAAACTTGGTAAGTAAAGTAGTTTTACCAGTACCTGTTGGTGCCAATACAACCCCTAATTCTCCTATCCCCAACCCACCTTTAAGTAAGTTGTCAATTCCCACAATACCTGTCGGTAATGGGTGTCTAAAGTCCTGTTCTAACGCAGCATCAATATCGTGGAATACGTCAGTTGTTTCATCATTAGAAATACCAACTTGTAATGCTTTTTGGATAATTTCTTCAATCTTATTATATGCTTCAAATTCACCACTTTCAATAATACTCTGTACACTTTTTAATTCTCTTTTCAAGTTTTGTTGTTTACAGAAATTAAGTGCAGTATCTTTTACATATTCAATTTGTGATTCATTATTTTTAATTGCCTCTAATGTATCTACGTGAACTTTGGAAGAGTCTTTGTTACCACCTTCAGCCATGATTTTCTGTGCCAGTGTATTGTAATCAGGAATTTTATTATATGCTTTATATAATTCCTTTGTATTTTCCATAATAAACTTAAATGAACTGTTGTCAAAAAATTTACTTTCTAATACATCAATAATGGTCTCACCATATTTCTTATCTTCAATAATCGCTTTTATTAGGGATTGTTGAAACGAAAATCCCAAATACCCAAAATTCCTTTCTTCCATGTTTTGTTTTTATATATGTTTTAAATTATAGCTCGTGTTGTAGATATTTCGTCTCTAATTCTTCGGTTGATAAAATGTCAGTTAAATCTGACAAAATTGTTTTCAATCTCGGACGAATGTCTACCGTATATCTTACTTTAGGATGGTAATAATATGCGGGGAATATCCTTTGAATAAATATATCGTCCCCCAACTTAATTTCCATTAAAAAATGTTCTTTCTCTTTAGTTTCGTCACTTTCCACAGAGTCCATATTGAGGATATAGTTTTGATTCTCACATAGGTAGTTAGAACTTTTTATTTTTAAATCGTGTGAAATATCCTCACAAATATTTTTTATGTAATAGTGAAGTTCCATAGAACGTCTAGCTTGGTCAACGTGGTCTCTCACATTAAAAAATCTCTGACACACAATGTGTCCTTCTAAAGACAAAAGAAATTCGAATTTCGTAATGTTGTCTTGGTTTTGGTAATCTCTACTCATTGGTTTTTACTTTAATTGTTTTTGTTTTTATTTTATTTTTTTCTTTTCTTGTTAAACGTAAAAATGGATTTAAGAACTTTGTCCATGCGTCATCCGATTTTGGTAACATATTGAATAATCCATCGTCCATCATCATTTTCATTGCGTTTTTATAAGATCTTCCTTCTTGGTCTAATGACTCGTTTATTAGAAGGTCAATGTTTTCTTTCGCCTCATCACTTAAAAAAGGTTCATCCAAACTCACGATACGATTGTTTACGTCAAAAAACTCTTCCCCAAATACTCCGTGTTTAGTAACACCAGTTAGTAAATTCGTAATTAATTTGTTGTGTTTGTCTCGTTCAAAAAGAAGTTCACTCCTTTCTTTAACTTGTTGAACGGATATTGATTCGGTTCTAAGTTCAGGGAAAAAAGATAGAAATCTTTTAACGCCCATTCCTTTTATTCCTGCAATGTTGTCTGACGAATCACCACATATCATCTTAACCAACCTAACGTTTTCAATTAAGATGTCTTCTTTGTCATAAACTATCGTATCATTTTGTTTGTATAACTTTCCGTGAGACGGATTGTAAATTTGTGTGTTTTCTGAAACCAATTGGGTGAGGTCTCCGTCTGAAGAATAAATTATTTTATTTTCATCTGGCGAATTTTGTGTATAATAAGCAATGTTATCATCTGTCTCACAAAACTCATATTCACCCTGTCTTACATATAATTCCTCAAGATATTGTTTAACCCTATCTCTTTGACTTAAATAAGATTGTAATTCTTCTTCTGACCTTAATCTTGAACGTCGGTTTTCCTTGTAATGAATGTATATTTTCTTTCGGTTTTGTGAACCTTCATGACCGTCCCAAAATACTACAATCTTATCTAAATGGTAGTACTCAAACGCTCTCCTAAGAGTATTAAGGAAATGATATATTCCCCCAACATGTTGTCCTTTATGAAAAGCATTTTTGACACCGTAGAAACCAATTGTGAGTAGATTGTCTCCATCAACAAGTAAAACCGACATTTAAAATAATTTATAGATCACTTTCTTCTGTTACAACTTCCACGTCTGTGATGTCTGTAACACTAACACCTAACATCTTACTGATGTAATCACCACTTTCTTTTTTATATTCCTCGATAGATTTCTTCTCTTCAACATCTTCTCTACCTGGCATAAATCCGTGTGATGTAACCAAGATACGTCCATCCTCATATCCTAAACCATTGATGTGGTTTTTCATAATTGAGATTTTTGTTCTTGTTGCAATTTTAACTTTTCTCTTATCTTTTGTGATTGAGATTTTTGTTGTTCCCGCTCCTTTTTGATTACCAAATAAGAATACAATACTTGAGTTTAACCAAATTGCCTCTCCACCTTTTGCTTTAATCTTTGGTTGTCCAAAAGGATTGTCAGGTAATTCTACCCAAGGTTGATTAACAATGATTAACGTGTTTGTATAAGGTTTATCTGTCCTTCTTGAACCTGATATACGTTGGTTGATACCCATTCCAATTTTGTCAGCTAAAACCGACGCGTTGTGTTGTTTACCACCTTTACCGTCATATGTCATTTTACATGGAACCGAACCTACCGAATCCCAAAGGATTAATAAATCATGAGGTAAATCTCCTTTTTCTTGTGCATCCAATAGTTCATTTATATATTCTGTAATTTGTTCAATATACTCAAAATCACTATTAAAAAGGTAATCTCCGTCTTTATTAAACCCCATTAATTCGGCGTGGTCCCAACTCCATTTTTGTTCAGTAATGACAAATACGGGAACAATACCTTTCTTTTGTGCATCAAC